CTAGATCGCAATCGCGGTATCGATCCCCCTGTTATACTGAAGCCTGAATTGCGCCAGCACTGCGAAGATGCGGAGCTGGTTGATCAGGTCCGGCGGGTAGAGCACGTTGATGCGGTTCGGATCGTTGCTATCGCGCTCCACGATCAGGTTGGCCTTGAACGCCATCGCGTTCTCGACCAGCCCGTTGAACTCATCCAGGCGATACTGTGCGATCAGTTCGATGGTCTTCGGCGTCACGATGGCCTGACCTGCGCCAAACCGCGTGCCGTCATCCGCCAGCTTGTGCCTCGGATACTTGCTGGTGATCGCATAGCGCTGGTTGCGGAACAGCCTCGCCAGCGTGGCCAGCGTTGGCACCAGCTCGTAGGCATCGTCACCCTGACCATAGAGGTTCTTCTGGTAGGTCGTGCTCTCACGCCTGATTGCCGGGACACCGTCAGCGTTGACGCCCTGCGTTGCGATCCCGACGCCGGACAGGTCGTTGCACTGCTTCATGGTGAAGCGCTGGTGCTTCGGCGCGGGCAGGCAACCCTCCATCGCCAGCGTCTGCAACGGGCGCGCCGGGTCGTTCAAGAGAGCGCGCGCGGCCTTCGCGGTGTAAGCCGCCGCCCAGCAGTAAGGCGGCGTCGGCGAATGATGCTCGACCCCCATGATGGACAACACGCCGCTATTGTTGTTGGGACCGTAAGTCAGCAGATCGGTGTGGCCGGTCTGGTCGCCGCCCGCGACCGCGCCAGTGCGCGCTCCGAAGACGTGCCCGTAGAGCTGGCGCATCCAGCCCCAGCGCCCCTCGTCGCCGAACCCGTACTCCTCCTCCAGCAGCGCCAGGCACGTGCTGTCGGTGAAGCCGGTGGCGACGTATTCGTAGATTTTGTCGCCAAGGTTCGTGAGCGCCTGCGAGATGTCGGGCGTCCCGGTGCCGCCGGCCAGCTTGTTGCCGGACAGCGTGATTTCGAGCCCGAACGGCACCTGTTCGGCCGCGAGCAAGCCGCCATAGGCCATGCGTACGTCGATGTCGTTGCCTTCGACGCCCTTCCACTTGCAGGTAAGGGTGACCACGCCTGCCGCAGCAACTGCCGTCACCGGCATCGACAGATCAGCGGTGATCGCGTCCGCGATCTTGGTTGCGGTATCGTCCACGGCTTCGCCTGCCGCGACGAAAATCTGCACCCTGCGACCGGCGATGTAGACCGGCAGCGTGCCAGCCGAAGTCGCCGCGGTGGCGACGGTGATGGTGCCGGTGGCGACCACGCCCGCTGCTGGCTGCGCGACCGGGACCACCCACAGCTCCTGCGCAAAATTGTTCTTGGTGAAGAACTCGACCATGCCGTCAAGCATCGAGCCGAAGCCGAACAGCCTGCGCGCGTCTGCCTGCGATGGCACCGGGATCGGCACGTCGGGCAGCGCCTCGCCGTCGTCGTTCATGGAGCCGATGATCAGTGACGTCAGCCGCGAGCGCGGATAACCGGCCATGCTCGGATCGACCTCGACCCAATAGAGCGGCATCCGCCAGCTTTGCGGGATTGAATTGAATGACACGGGCATGAGCGCGGTCTCCTTCTTCGCCAGTGGTGACGCGGGCAGCGCCCGCTTTAGGGTGTCGTCTCGATGTCGTAGACGCGCTCGATCTGCTCGGTGCCGCTCTCGACGTGTTCCTTGTCGGGGAATTGCGTGGTGATGTGCACGGTCTTGAGGTCGTCGACGACCTTGGGCGGGTAATCCGTCCAGTACCGCGTTCCCATTTCCAGCCTGATTTCGTAGAGCGTTGTTTCGCCGACCGTGGCGTACTGGCCGACACGGTCGATGCCCGTCATGCCTTCGGTCAGCTTGACGAACTTCGGATTGGTGAGAAGAATTTCGAGCAGCTCGCCCATCCAGTTTTCCAGCTGACTGAGCTGGTCCTGCTTGTCGGTCTCGACATGAACGCCGCCGGAAAAGCCCAGCGTCAGCTCGGTGTCGAACTTCGGCTCGGCGTGATTGTACGATCCATGTGGAAGGTGTCTCTCGCGCAGAATGTAGACGCCCAGGATCGGCAGATCGCCGGGCTGCACCTGCAGCATAGGGGTGAGGCGATAGGTCTTGAAGCGCGCGCCGAACCCAGCCTGCAGCAGCTCCATCGCCTTTGCCTGAATGTCGATGGCGAGCTGTGTCATGACGGCGGCTCCTTGGTCCGGAGCAGCAGCATCGCGCCGCCTTGTCCGTCTTCGTCACTGTCACCGACCCAGTATTGCTGACCGAAGGCCGGATGCCGCTCGTCGATGATGTTGATCAGATCGCCCTGGTCCGGGGGGATGACGAAGTCTCGCAGCCGGATGCCAAGCGAGACTTCGTGGTCGGAGAAGATGGTGCCGTCCTGCATCTCGACATCGAGGTCGCGCTTGTTGTAGACGCCGTTCGCTTCGTAGGCAGGCACACCCGGCTGCGTCACCAGCGGGGTGACGCTGATCCTGATCTGGAAGATGATGCCTGCCGGTTTGAGCACCAGTGCATCGAAGTCGATCACGAGCTGCGCCTCGAAGGAGGTAACCCGGTGCAATAAGCGCCGGGTTCAGTCTCAGGGTAGGTTAGGTGAATGACCCCTTCTGCAAGGCCAGCGGGCGCGAGCAGAAGTTCAGCGCATTCATCTGGGTGTCCATGTGGACGCCCTTATCGTTGGGCATCGCGTACTGCTTGACGTAGCGCGGCAGGCCCATCGTGTTGACGGTCTCGATGTAGTCGGCTGGCGCGTAGACCGTGGGGAACAGGTTCGGCACACCTGTCGGATAGAAGTACGCCATGTTGGTTTCGACCATCGGCTGGCCCGCAGCGTAGCCACGATAGTTCGTCCACAGGATGCCGCCGAAGGTGAAGCTACCCCAGGTCTGACCTGCGCTGACGTACTGCGTGCGCAGCTCGCTGGCGTCGGCCTGATTGAGGTAGGTCGCACGCACTTCGGGGCACATGATCATCGCGTCGAAGAACGCATCGCCGCAAATCGCCTCGACGCCTGCGAAGCCCTGACCGTCGAGATTGTTGCCCATGGTGCGGATGAGCTGCTGACACGTCTTGCGGATCGTCCCGTCGTTTGCGGTCGTGAACGGGAAGTTGATCGCCGCCGGAGCCGCGATGCCGTACTCGACAAACAGGTTCAGCACCGTGCCGTCAGCGTAGGTGATGATGCCCTTGATCGCGCCGACGCGGGCATGCTCCTGCGTGTACTCCAGCGACTGGCCAGCGGTCTGCATCCGCTCGCCGACCTTCGTCATCACCGCTTCTGTGCCGGTCTCCTCACCGAACGGGCGAACGCCTTGCACTTCCTCGGCCATGATGGCGTCGTTGATTTCAAAGTGGGGAACGCCAAGCATACGCATCGCGCGCCGGGGCTTCGCAATCGTGGTGCCCGGCGCGCCGCGAGGCGTCGGGGCGACCAACGTGAGGACGTTGTTCTTTTCCTCGATTGCGACCGATGTGGCGGCGATGCTGGTCGTGGTAAAGATGCCCCGGCTGCTGATGTAACCGGGAATGAACTTCAGGTTATTGATGGCGAGCGACAGCGGGATAACGCCGAAGGCATCGCCGCGAAATACGTCAAGCATTTCCGTGTTCCTTGTTTAGCTGCCTGTCGGCGAGCGTTGATGGGATCGCCCGACTAGCGGGCGATGATGCCGTTGGTCGCGAGCGTCTGCATGCCGATGACCTGCTCGGGTGCGGTAATCGCGCCCCAGGAAATCAGGTTCTTGTTCACCTCGGCATCGCGCACGATGACTGCGGTGCGCAGACCTTCGCCGGGGATGGTGCCGCCAGCGTAGATGCAGAGCGCCATGCAATCCGCGCCAACCGCTGCCGGAACGTAGGTCGCCGGTTGCGTTGCGGTTGCCTCCGCCGTTTTCTTCACTGGCATCCCGACATAGATGGTTGCCGGGTCAGCGAAGTACGCAGCCCCGCGCGAACGCTGACCGTTGGCTTCGCTCAGAATGAACTCCGCGCTGTGATGCGGCTCGTTCAAGACAGGGAAGTGCGGGACGGTCGCAGCGAACGGAGAGACTTCGGCGGCCAGCTCCTCCGGGCTCATCTTGGCGCGGCGCTCGGCTTCCTTCTCTTGCTCCGCTTTGCGCTCGCGCTCTGCCGCGATGCGCGCCTCGTTCTCCTTGAACTCGTCTTCGCGGCGCTTCTGCTCGCGCTCATACATGGCCTTGCGGCCTTCCTCGGCTTTCGTCTCCGCGTCGGCGGCGGCCTTTGCGTTGTCGGGCTGCGCGGGCTGGGGCTTCGGCTGCTCGCGCGCGGGTTCGTCGCGCTCATGCTCATGGGGGGGCGTGCCATTTTAAAGCTCCTCTCTGGTTTACTTCCTGAAGCGCGCGTTGATCTTGTCGGTGATTGTGTTCCACGCCGTTGCCGGAGCCGCTGGCGGCACCAGCGGGTGATGCGGCATCACCGTTTCTGCCGCGCGCACCGCCAGCAATTCCTTGCGGACCTGCTCGATCGGCGTATTCGCGCGCACGTACCCGCCGACGCGCTCCGGCGTTGACGCCAGCGTGCAGAGGTCGGTGACGCTGGCGACATACGCCCGGTGCTCCTCGATGCCTTGCTTCTTCGCGGCATCGAGCGTGATGACCTTCGCCGACGATGCGGCAGGCACTGGCTCGGTCTCTGCGGGCGGCGCTTCCGCCGGAGGTTCTTCTTTGGGCGGTGCCGGAGGCGCAGGCGGCACCTCCGGCACCTCGGGGTCGGCAGGTGAAGGCTCACCCGGTTCGGTCCCCGTCTCGGCGCGGAAGCGATCGGCTGCCGCCTTTGGGAGAAGCCGCAGGGAGAACTTCGCGGCCATCTTTTTCTCTGAGGTGACTTCGTCGGCAAAGCCCCACTGCTTCGCTTCGGCTGCATCCATCAGCCGGTCCTCTTTCATCAGCGCCTTGACCTTGGCGGTGGTGCTCTTGGTGCGCGCCACGTAGGTCGAGGTCAGCGACTTGTCGATGCGGTCGAGGTCGTCTGCCACCGCGCGCATGTCGTCGGCGTTCCCGATCGACAACCCGGAGGCGCCATGGATCAGCATGAAGCTGTTGCTCGGCATCACGATCTTGTCGGCGGCCATGGCAATGAAGGACGCGGCAGATGCCGCGATGCCGTCGATTTGCGCGGTCACCGTGGCCTTGTGGTTCTTCAGCGCGTTGTGGATCGCGACGCCGTCGAACACATCGCCGCCGGGCGAGTTGATCCTCAGGGTGACGTTTTCGACATCGCCCAGCGCGGTAAGGTCATCCAAGAACTGTTTGGCGCTGACGGTCTCTTCGCCCCACCACGACTTGCCGATCTCGTCGTAGATGACGATCTCGGCGGTCTTGTCCTGGGCCTTCATCGTGAACCACTGGCGCATGTGCGTGCTCCTTCATGCCGCGTCGGAGGCTGCGGCCTCGTCGGCTTGTTCCTGTGCTGCTTGATCGGCGGCATCCGCGGCGTCTTGCGCGGCCTGATCCGCTGCTGCTTGATCGCCGGGCTGGGTAGCCGCCGCGTAGACCACGGGGAAAATCAGATCGAGGTCTTCCTCGCGCGCTTTGTCTGCAGCAATGCGCCGGTCGTTTTCCTCCGGGTCGTTGCCTTCGGCTTCGACCACGTCGCTGCGGCTCTTGAAGCCCGCATCGACTGCGAGTTTTTCGGCCTGCCGGTCCTTGAGCGGATCGACCCAATCATTGCGCTGCGGTATCCATTTCGCGCGCTGATAGGTCGCCTGCTCCGCAAGATAGGCGCTGGCGTCGAGCGGGATCGCCTGGGCCAGCACGGCGGTGTCGAGCCAGCGGCGCCAGATCGGCACGCACATCTGAAATACGATGATGTTGTGCTGGAATTGCTCCAGCTTGCGCCTGAACTCGACGATCGAGCCGCGCAGCGACGAATAGTTCGCGCGCCGCAGATCGCTGGTGCAGACCGAATAGGGCATGCCAAGCCCACTGAACAGCGCGAGCTGCTGGCGATACTGGTACGCCTCGTAAGCGCCGCCGACATCGGCGGGCTCGGAAAACTTGATGTCTTCGCCGGGCAGCAATGTCTGCATGGTCCCAGGTTCGAGACCGCTCAGCCCGATGTTGTCCTGCGGCGCGCTGGTGTCGGTGCCGTCGATCGGGATCACGTCTTCCGGCGTCGGCGTGGTGATGAAGCCCGCGAACATCGCGGAGATGCGCTTCCGCTCCAGCTCGGCGTCGTCGTACTGGTCGAGCAGGAACATCCGCACCAGGGCGGGCGTGATCAGCGGGACGCCGCGCATCTGGCCGGGCCGGGTGCACTTGAAGACGTGCAGCACCTCGGATGCCGGGACGCGCACCGGCTGCATCGAGCCGCTGATCTCGATCGGCGCGTCGCCGGGGTGGACGGGATAGAACCAGTACGCCGCGCGTTTGCCCAACAGGTCCAGCTCGACGCCGTTCATGATCCAGTTGCCGTTGGGCGCCTGCATGTTCAGCCAGTACGGGCACATCTCGCTTTCGAGCAGTTGCACCTGGAGCGGCACGGCGTAGCCGTCCTCGATCCGGCGGCTGCGGAAGCGGATGAAGCACTCGCCAGCTTCGAACAGCGCGCGTGCGACGATCGTCTGCAAGCCGTACAGATCGGCCAGCCCATCGGCATCGGCGTCGTCGGTCCAGTCCAGCCAGAGCTGCATGATGGTGTCGCGCAGTTTGGCGTTCTCGGTCAGGAGCGATGACGGCTTGATGCCGGTGCCGATCAGGTTGGCGACGAAGCTCTCGCAAGCGGCGTTGGCGTGCGGGTTGTTGCGCAGCGCATCCCGCGCCCGAGCGCGCAACAGCGCGCCGGTCGAAGACAGGATCGTGTTAGTGGTGTACTGCGTCGGCTGCCAGCTCTTCAGCCGGCGCCGCTGCGCGCCGCCGTCGTAGTAGTTGCTGGCGCGCTTGCTGGTGCTCGGTATGAACCGGCCCAGAATTCCCTCCGACAGGATGTCGCGCAATCCCATCTCACAGCCCCTTGTCGGCTTGAGTGGTCATCCTGATCTGGCGAATGCGCCCGCCCAGGCCCAAGGCATCGGCGAGGTCTTCTTCGAGGCCGGAGAGGATTTGCCGCAGCTCGGCGAGCGAACGGAATTCGGTGCGCTTGTCACCATAGCCAGCGCTGTTGACGCCAGAGACGATGAGCGTCTTCAGGACAGTGATCTGCGAGACGATCTCTTCCGGCGTGGCTTTGGCTTCGCGGCGGCGCGGATCAAGCGCACGGGCGAGCGCAAGCTGTTGCGCGCTCGACAACTCTGCACGGGGTTGGTCTGCCGGCACGGCACGGAGCCACTAGGCTCCGAGATAGCTCGATCTGACGATGCGCCTGATCCTGCGACCGCGCGTGAGGGACTGGGGGCGCTTCGCGAGCGCTCTCTACCTCGGATGGGGTTTCCGGCTGCGTGCCGACGCCATCCTTATTCCTGTCATGAGTTTTTTGCAATGGGATGCGCTGCACGTTGAGCAGGTAGCCCGCTGCCGCCTGCATCGCCTCGCAATCGAAGAAGTGGTTGTCGCGCGAGCGCTGCACCCACTCGACCCTGCCGGTCGGCTGCTTGAGCCGCGCTTCGCTGACGAGCTGGTGGCAGTAATCGTCATCGATACCCTTGAAGACGTGCCAGCCGCCGATGTGATCCTCGGGCCAGCGCAGCCGCTCATGCACCCAGCTTTTCCAGTGGTCGGTGTCCAGGCGAACCAACTCCAGGCCGTACTTGGCCGCACGCCCGTCCTTGCGGCTGACCTCGAGCTTGGAAAAGATCAGTGGCGTACGCATCGGCGAGCTGCTGCCCTTGGTTGGCCGGACCCGGCGCATGAAGCGGCGGCAGAATTCGTAGACCCGGTTGAGCGGCAGGGTGTCGGTCTTGCCTGGGCGAAAGCCGCTGTCGATGAAGGTGAGCCGGATCGGCAAGCCATCGATTGGCTGTGTCACCAGATCCCCGAGCGCGGCCCAGATTTCCGCCTCGGAAGTGTCGCCACGGAGATAGCCGTAATTGATCAGCCACGAGGTCGCGCGTGCGCCCCAGCCGCGGATCACCCACGGGATCGACTGCCGCTGCACGTCGCAGGTGAGGGTAAGATAAAGAACGTCCTCGGGCACCTCGCCGCGCTTGTAGGTGGCCTGCTGCGACTTGGTCTTGATTTCCATCCATTCGGGCACCTCGCCGCCGCCGGGTGAGTACAGCTCGCCGAAGCCTGCGTTGATCGCCTGCTGCACCATGGCGGGGTCGCCGCTCTGCTGCGCCTCGACCAGCACCGCGACACGCTCGCCGAAGCTGACGAAGGGCGACGCCAGGCCACTGACCCAGAACGATGCCGCCATGGCGTCAGGCGGTGCGCCGTGGACGATGCCGTCCTTGTCGATGGTCTGCCCAGGCGCGACATAGCGACCACGCGCGTTCATCTCGGTCTTGTGATGGTCCTCGATGACACCATGGCAGCGCGGGCATTCGAGGAAGGTCTCGCGCGCAGCTTCCAATGGCGTGGCCTTGAGCGGGAAGCGCAACAGGTCGAAGCGCGGCACAAAGTATTCGTCACAATGCGGGCACGGCCAGCTCCAGTGATGCCGGGTGCCCTGTTGCCAGAGTTGCCAGATGGGGCTTTCGATGTCCTCGGCCACCGCGACCTCCCAGAAAAACAGGCCGCTGGTCTCGTCCTTGACCGTGGCCAACCTGCCGCGCTTCGGCGTCGAGGTGACGACACAGACGAAGTCGGCATAGGTGTCGCCGCGTCGCTCGACCAGTCCGAGCGGGCCGCCCTGGTGGTTCACGTTGTTCCTCATCTCGTCGTACTCGTCGACGAGCGCGAGCGCGGCGGGATCGGATTTCAACGCGGTCGAGGACCCGGCATGCGCCAATCGAAACGGGACGCCGCCGACGACCTTGCGCGTCTTGGTCATGCGTTTGCCGCGCGCGACCTTCGCGGTGAGCGTCGGCGCCTCGTCGAGCAGCGCCATGACGCGGGGCTCGAACTGCTCGCTGAGGAATTGCTTGTTCGGCCCGACATACAGGATCGGGGCTGGCCGCTGGTCCAGGCGCTGCCCGACGACGTCGAGGATCATTTCGGTCTTGCCGGTCTGAGCTCCGAACGCGAGCACGATGCGCTTGTATTCGGCCGACGCGATGAGGCTCGACGGCATGACGATATAGGGCGTCAGGAGAGGATCACGCGGTCCCGGTATTGCCGCCGTGCGCGGATAAATGCGGTTCTCCGATGCCCAAACGTCCGGGGTCACTTGCTTGGACGGGACCAGCAGCAGCGCTGCGCGCGCCCAGAAGGTTTGCCTTTTCGTTGAAAGCATCCGCGAGGCGATTGAGGATGTCATTTAGCGCCTGATCTATCGTTCGGCGGAAGGTTAGGTCGCGCGTGACGCGGGCCGACAGCCCTGCCAATTCGGAACGGAAGGTGCCGACCATCTCATCAACGAGGCCATTCACGTCCTCGATCTCGACCAGCCGCTTCTCGTTCTCCAGATTGCGCAATTCGATTTCGCGAGCGCGGGCATCGCGCACCCGGCTGTCGGCGGCACTCTTGCTGCTGCGACGTTCGCTGTCACGCAAAAAGCGGATCAGGGCGCGGACGCCTGCGATGAACGGGATCATCCCTCGGCCGCCACGAGGCAATGACCCTTCACGCTGGAGCTGGCGAATATAGGTCGCCGTGTAGTCGGCGAATGCCGCGAACTCGGTGACGGAGACGAACCGATCGCCCGCGGGCGGCTGGTCGTCGCCAATGTCTTCTTCGTTGCTCACCGCACGCCCAGGAATTTGTGGGTCTGAACGCTGATGCGCCAGCGATTGCGCCGTGCCGCTTCGATGCAGAGCGCGGTTGCCTTCTCGCTCATGGATAGCGGCTGAAGCCAGACCATCGCCGGACCATACAAGGCGATGAGTTCAAGCAGCATCTGGACATCAGCGGGCTTGCCGACCGGCATCTTGATTTCGTTGGCGCGCTGCCACGCATCGGAGCGGAAGATTTTTCCGCCGGGCATGCGGATCTTGGGCGAGACGGTAACCCATGCTCTCGGGTCGATGCGGATCGGCTCGGTGCCGCTGGTCTCGACCTGCACGGTCCAGCCGTCGGCGATCATGCGGCCCGACAATTCGGTGAGGTCATACATGCACGGCTCGCCGCCGGTCAGGACCAGATGCCGGGATTGCGATTGCGACAAGGTCTGCACCAGCTCGTCGATCGACACGGCGGCAAAGCTCGGGCTTGGCTCGATCTTGCCCAGGATGACGGCGAGCGGATCGGGGGGCGTGTGGTTCAGCTCCCAGGTGTATTTGGTGTCGCACCAGGGGCAGCCGACGTCGCAGCCCTGGAGCCGCACGAACGTCGAGGGCATGCCGGTGAACGCTGCCTCGCCCTGGACCGTTTCAAACAGCTCGTTGACGGGGAGCATCAGATCACTGCCTCGCATGAGCATTTGCGGGTCTCATCGACTACGACGCGGACCAAGCGGACGGTCGGCGGCAACACCTGGGGGCCGACGACGGTGAGGAGATGCGCCGCGATGTTCTCGGCGGTCGGGTTGAATGGCACGGTGACGATCGAGGGATCGATCAGAAGCAGCGAGGTCAGGTAGGGGTCGGACTTCCAGAGCATCATGCGGTGATCCCAATTGTCCTCCAGCCACTGGCAGAGCGTGGACTTGATCACGCCGAAATCGATGATGCGGCCCAGGTGATCGAGGGCATCGGCCTCGCAGTGGAAGTGCACGCGATAGTTATGGCCATGCAGGTGCTGGCACGTGCCCTCGTGATCGACCACGCGATGGCCGCAAGAAATGTCGTGATAGCGGGTGGCCCGGATTACCGGCATCGGAAGCCCTTGGCTTGGATGAGCGACAGCACCTCGGCGCGGGCGGCGGGACCGTCGCGGAAGATGCCGCGCATCACGGATGTGGTCATGGTGGTGCCGTCTTCCTTCACGCCGCGCCATGTCATGCAAGAGTGGCGTGCGCTGAGCACAACGGCAAGCCCACGCGGCGCGATGATGCTCTCGACCTCGTCGGCGAGCTGCATGATGGCCTCCTCCTGTATCTGGGGCCGCGACAAAATCCAGTTGGCGATGCGCGAAAATTTCGAGATGCCGATCACGCGCTCGCCAGGAATAACGCCGAACCAGACCTCGCCCTCGATCGGGCAGAGATGGTGCGAGCACGCTGAGCGAACGGTGATCGGGCCAACAACGTAAATCTCGTCCATCGATCTGACGTTCGGAAAGTCGGTGCACGTCGGCGGCGGCAGATAGCGCCCAGCAAACACCTCATGCACGAACATTTTTGCGAGCCGCTTCGCGGTGCCGCGCGTGTTGTGATCGTTCTCGGTGTCGATCACCAGGGCGTCGAGCATCGCACCAGTGCAGCGCTCGACCTCGTGCTCGATGGCGGCGAGATCGCCGGGCAGCAGGGCGTCGGAAATGTTGTCGTTGGCCAGATAGGTCCGGCCCGCCGATTTGAGCCGATTTCGGACGGTGTCACCCGGCCTGGGGAGCAGAACAGACAAGTTGTGCTTATCTTTCAACGGATTAGCTCGCATTTTTCATCGTTGTCGGTGGTTGAATGGCCGTCTAGATTCTCGGCAGGCGAGTAATGCCGCTCGCCTGGATAATCCGAAAAAGGACTGACAATGAACTTCGAAACCAGCAAAGAGCCCGTCTCCGTCATCAGCGAAAACGGCGACGCCCTGGTCCCCGGCACGGAAGCACGCGCCGCCGCCGACAAGGAAGCGAAGGCAACCGGCAAGCCGGTGACCATTCGACACGCGGTCACCGACAAGGTGCTCGCCACCGTGAAGCCGCCAAAGGCCAAGGTTCTGAAGAAGGCGGCGGCGAAGAAGAACACGAAGCCAGCTAAGAAGGCCACGACAGCGCCCGCTAAGAAGGCCGCCGCGACCAAGCGCGACAGCGACAAGCCCAGCGGGATGACCGCTGAGCTTGTGAAGCTAGCACTGCGCGCGAGTGGCGTCACGCCCGCCCAGCTCAATGAGCATTCCAAGTGGAAGGGCGCGCCGTGGAAGTGGTTCTTCTCCAATCCGAAGAAGACCGGTGTCGCCGATCGCTTTGGCTACAAGCTGAAGGTCGAGCGCGATGGTCGCGCAGTGACCTACTTCCTGACCGCGAAGTAACAAAACAACTGCATACCGCATGCGCAACGTTGCGACAGGTGCTGCCGGTGGGGCAACAACGCCATGCCTCGGTGAGCGGACCTCGTGGAGGGGCGCCGCTACTTCGCTGATGGGCCAAGAGGCGACATCGCTCACTTGGTTGTCGGTTCGAAATCTTTGCCGACTTCCGATAACATTGGCGCTGTTACCTTCTTTCAGGCGCCGCCCGAAGCGATCCGCCAGCCTCACTTCAGCCTCGACGTAACACCGAGCAAACACACCAAAGCGCGCGACGCAGCAACATCTCTCGACTGACTTTGTGCACGGTTGCGTGCATAAACTCCGTGATTCACGTTGAAATTTGGTCACGAGCTAGGTCAGGCCCGTTGATCTTTGTCAATGTCGGCATCAACCGACGGGCCTCCTTATGCAAAGGGGGCGAGACAGGATAGGAGCAAAACGATGAAGCGGATGTTTTTTAGAAATTTTGCAATTGCAACTTCGGCTATCGCCTTTGCAACACTGTTCACCGTTGACTGGTCTGAGCAGCGCGGGATTTCGCTGTCAGTTGAGAGTGCCCAAGCGAGGCGGCTCTATGTCAACCCGTATCCCTATAGTCACTACATACCCGATCAGTCCGGTCTGCCTTGGTACGCAGTGCGGGCCTACTACGCTGGCGGCCCCTGGTGTGGTGCCGGCGGCACGACCGGGTACGGCACGGCTGTGGGGGTCTTTGGGCGTGCTTCCTACACCTGCTACGACGGTTGGGATAGCTATGCGAAGCTCAATGGCATTGGTTGCACGCCCGGCACCTTGATCAAGGGCGGTGACGGAATCATGTACGTCTGCCAGTAAGCACGCGGACCACAAGGAGAGGCGGCGCAATCGTCGCCTCTTTCAATTCGAAAACGATATCCGACAGCCAGGGTCACGGGCGGACGTTGGGATCGGGGGCCCAACTCGGTCGGCTCGTCACGCGAAACCGGACCACTGCGCCACGCTCGGCCGGGGCCGCCTATGGGCCGATTGTGTTGCAAAAGTCGAAAGTTGCAGGGCTCAAGATTTTTCGCGAAAACACTAAGAGTCTGTCCGGAAAGATTGCCTTGGATTGCATAGCTTTCGCATCATGAGTCGGATGGAGGCCAGCTTGAGAAAGGCGAGCGCCCTGTGATTGAAGCATTCCCAATCTTTGGACAGTCTTCGGCATCGCCCGAGCCAGGCAAAGGTACGCTCGACGATCCAGCGTTTGGGCAAGACGACGAAACGGTGAGCCTGATCGGAGCGTTTGACGATTTCGAGGTTCACGCGCTTCAGAGCGCTACGCAGCCCCTTCTGGAAATGTGGCCCTTGATATCCGCCGTCGGCGTAGAGCTTCAGAAGAAAGGGATAGAGGCCGAACAACGTTGCCATCAGGAGCACGCCGCCGTCGCGATCCTGGATGTCCGCCGCATGCACGATGGCGTGCATCAAGAGGCCTTGCGTGTCGACGAGAATGTGCCGCTTCTTGCCCTTGATCTTCTTGCCCGCGTCGTAGCCATGGAGATCATGAGGCCCCCTTTTTCAGCGCTTTTCACGCTCTGGCTATCGATGATGGCGGCGGTGGGAGAAGCCTCGCGCTCGGCCCTTTCGCGACATTCGACATAGAGGGCGTGATGAATTTTATCGAGCGTGCCGTTCCAGCTCCACAGATCGAAGTAGCCATACAGCGTCGAGCGCGGCGGCAGGTCCTTGGGGATCGCGCGCCACTGGCAACCTGTGCTCAGGATGTACATCAGCCCGTTGGCAATCTCGCGCAGGTCCACCGTACGCTTGTTGCCGCCGCGCTTGGCCGGCGGGATGCGAGGCGCGATCAGCGCCCACTCCTCGTCGGTCAAGTCGCTCGGATAGCGCAGGCGGCTGCGGTCGTAGCGTGCACGGTTCTCGGTAGTCCACATTGGCGGCGCGTCCCCATCGAATCAGGCCGCTCACCTTGAATCACAACCGATTCATTCGACTCAACATGTTTTGGAACAGACACTAAGCAGCGAGCGATCGCTGATTCGTATGACCTCAATCGCGCTACCGAAGTCGCCTGTGAATTTTGCGTGAGGCCGTGAGGTCCCTCGCATCTTGTACGCGAAAGTCGCGCCCACGGCCCGCAGAATTTTGGTCATCGGCGAAAATCGACTTTTGCAACAATATCGGCCAATAACCGACATGCAAAGGGAGGCACGCTGCATGGCCGAGAAGTAGTGCTACCGCGGGCCACGATGTTGGTTTATGCACCAAGGCTAGGGGCCCGCCGGCACATCCTCTATCGACGCGCTCCGACGCGATTAACGCCGCCATTGGCATTACCGCCGACGTTATGACGGACTGCAGCGCGCGCAACGGGTCGTGGCCGGAGGCCAACGCCAGCCCGGGCAACGCAACCCACCGGATAGTCGACGTACTGGCAATACACGATCGCGCGGGCCGGTGATGGAGCAAGTGTGGCCCCTGCAAGTCCCAGAAGTGCGCTGGCAGCGATTCCTGTGACCGTCACTGACTTGATCGAAAGTCGCATCTTAGCCTTCATGATGTCCTCCTAAGGGTAGCAGAAGCCGCATTCCTACGGCTTACGATAGCGTGTGCCCGGACACATGAGCGACATTGACGTACATCAAGGGTGAACTGGGCTGTACGTTAACTCCGTCGAACATCCTCCGTGTTCCCTACCGCCCGTCGCCTAGTTTACTGACAGCACCAACCGCGATCTTGATTCAGATCAACCAGCTTCATGATACCCGCACCAAAACAAGAGACCGACTGGGCTAGGGCAATTAGTTGGTGCGTGCGATGACGCCGACTTGGTATGTCACCTTCGAGGTTCGTAAACGCGGCACGCTGCCGAAGCAGCGGAGCCCTCGGGAAACAAGGACCTTCGCTACGGAAGCAGAGGCCAAGGCATTCGTTCGTGCAAAGCTCGACGAAGGTCTCGTTGTATTTGCGGGCACGATCAATCCGCACGTCCCCAAGCAACTCATTACCGTCGTCCCGCATCCAAGCTTGGCTTGTCGATGAACAATGGAACGCTGAGTGAGATACAGGTCCCGACCGGACGCCGATCACCAGGTTCTGAAGCCGAACCAGCCGAACTGCCCTTGTCGTGCCGCCAGAAGCATCTGCGGCTGGACGTTTCGCCTCGGTCGAGCCACAACATGCAACATCTTGCGTTGTCGCTTGCGATCGACGGTTTCAGGCGGGCGTGTATCCGGCTTCGGCAGCATAGCGAAAGAATTCGCCACCGCCGGGCTCAGTGGGACGGTAACGGGCGGTTCGGCCACATCCGATGAAGTTGCGACCTCGGTCGCCTCGGCCACGGGCGCAGCGGCGACGATCACCGGCGACTGGGTATCGAAGACAATACGCTCGGGCCATTTGCGATCTGAGTGGATAAGTATGGCCGGCCGGTCCGCAGCCGCCTGATCGACGGTCGGGGCCCTCGGCAGCCAATAATCTGCAACAAAGAGCAGTGCGAGCAACACTGCTCCGACCTTCCAGAAATATGCCGCCAGTGGCATGCCGGTCGCTCCGGTGCGCCCCCGAAACATTGACCTGGGCTCGTCCTGCTACGTCGTCTGTTACCTGCTGCAAGATGGCCACAAGCTGCTTGATATAGATCAAGCGCGTTCGATCGCTCGCGAACGCGCTCTAACTGCAGCCGGTAATGCGCGCAACTGCCTTCATGTACTTGAGATGAAGTGCGGCGTCACCTCCGTCTGACGGAGAGTTGCGAGCGGTCAGGCGGTCCGAATTCAAACAGGTCTCAAGATCGAACCTGATATGCGAGCACCATCCCAGGGCGCTCTTCTCTGCCTCTTCCCTGGAGGGGCCAAACCCCACAAAGGTCTGAACGTGCCCGGCCTCGCCGTCGGCCGTCGATACGAGATTGATTTCCGAGATGTAGAAGGACGAACACTGGGCGGCCTGGGGCTCGGCGCGTGTCCCCTGGATCACCCCGAGAGCGACAATGGTCGTCATGAGGACGGCTCGCTTCATTTTCTCCTCCGACAAACCGAATCCATTGCGGCTATCCATCTGATCGCGACAACTTCATTCGGCGTGCGTTGCGCGCTGTGTGCCCCCCCGAACATCGGACCTGGCTGTCCGATCGGGCAAGCCAACCAACGCCAATCGCCGCTCAGGGACTTGAGATAGATCAAGCTCGGCCCGACGAGGGGACGCAGGTTTCGATAGGGTCTGGTTGCCAAGGTGACAGATAATGAGTGACCGGATCCGCAGTCCTCTTTGCGTTGGCCTTTGCTCTGGAAATGGGTGGAGCGACCGGCGGCTTAAATTGAAATTTGTTCATGGTCGTTTACCGCTGCGCGAGGTCGGCGGAGGAATCGATCACAAATTCCGGCCCGCGATCGTCACGCGCCGTTGCGCGTGTACGCGCCATCGGCGGCTAAAAATCTATTCACAGTCCGGAGAGAGTTTTCAACGGCTTTGCGAAACGCGGCCGGTTGCCGACATCAGCATCACGCCGATCGACGAAGCGTGATTGCGCCACCCCTGCGCGAGGGGAATGCCAACGCCTAACTGTCATTCATGTCAATGGACAGCACGCGCATCGTGCACGCCAGTAAACAAGAGGATACCATGACCAGCTTCAAAGTTTTGGGCGCAGCGCTCGTTTTTTCCGCGCTCCTTGCGACGCCCGCCTCGGCATGGGAACCCGCCGCGGCATTAGCCGCGGACCCGACCTTCTCCATCTATTCGGGCATGCGTGGCGACATCAATTCGGGCATGCATGCAGTACGGCCACATCGCGGAAATCATACCACCGGCGTCAAGCGCTTTCGATCGCGCTGATCGCCCGGATACCAAACCTGCACCAATCTTGTCCGCTATGCCCGACTGAGCAGACTTTAACGGGAGCCGCCGCCACTTGTGCTCCTTTCAGATCATTCCAATTAGGATGAAAAGAGCGACCTCTGTCAGGAAAGTGGCACTCATAATGGCGACCGTAAGGAACGCGTCGCCCGCTGGTAGAGGGGTCATAGCATGCCTCGCGCGCTGCGACGACTGGAACCGGTTCTGGCTCTCTGCCCGCGCCAACACCCTTGCCTATCGCGCTCCGTTAATAAACACCACGCCGCACGGCGCGACGCGTATAGCGGTAATCGCGACGGTCGACACGACGCGCCGTCACGCGGGCGCGCCGGTACGTGACGGCCTGCGCTTGATCAACGCTTAACTCCACGCCGCGCGGTGTCACCTGCGGCGAGACCGGAATGATCGCCAACATCACTGCTGCAAACAGCAGTCCGACAATCGAGGAGACTCTCATTGCACCTACTCCCTATTTTCCACCATGGCCGTGTCACCAACAAAAGCTGTCTGGTCTGTGTGCCTATTTGTTTTGTCGGCCTGAGATCGCCCTATTCCGCCAGGATAGAGCGCGAGAGGCTCCAACTGAGGTCGCCTTAGGGCCTGTTCCGGCAGAGAGAACGAAGCCGAGTGCATCGTCTCTTTCTGCGGCTCCATATCGGAGCTTGCAGCATTGGGGCACGAAAAGGTTGCGCAGGATGTTCTTTTTTATACACCCCGGTTGATTTTCTTGCGGCCAGCCGCCGTTGCTGCGCGGCGAAATAACAGCCATCACGAGCAGGCGCGGCTTCCGGTTTGGGTCAAAACCGGAAAAGCTCAATGAGAGCAAATGTTTTCCGCTATTCCCCGAAAGCGGACATCGCCACGTAGACTAGGAAAGCCACGCTTCGGCGGGGATTTATTGTCTCTTGCCTCTTCCGCGCGCGATAAGCCCAGCGCTGCCTGCGCAGCTTATTCTTGCGGCGCGTGCTTCCGTTTTTGTTTTTGCTCATGCGGGTGCGACCCCGACCTGCGCCCCGCACTCGTTGTCTTCCGAGACGATGATCGTCACGCACCGCCGATAGTGCTCGACCAGCCCCCTGCCGAGTTCACGGGCCAGCATCTCGCACGAATGCGCGCCGAAATTTCCATCGACGCTGAAGCCCTCGAAGATGAGGCGTGAGCGATCGAGCAGATCGTGAAACTCGACCTCGCGATTGTCGTGAGCGACCTGCATGCGCACCTCGACGTGGAAGAGATGGCGATGCCGGTCAGCGAGATACGATCGCCCGGCGGGTGCGCCTGCCCAGCGATGGAAGCCCGCGGAGGTAAACCGGACAAAGATCGTGGCATCGCTCATGTAAGTGCTCCTGTCGGGTCAGCGCCGACCGCCTGCCGTGCTTCCTCGACGATCTGCTTCATTGTGCGCGTGACGAAATGCGCTTCATAGCCGCACATGGTGCGAGCTGCCTCGTGGCCCATGGGCGCGCTGATAGGTTCGCTCGGCTGATAGTTGAAGCCAGAGCCGACATGCCAGCATCGCTTGTTGGCGACCGTGGCGAAGTGCCGTCCCCAGCGAACAGCGGCGAGCCATGTGGAGCTGTCGCACGAGTTGAGCGGCCATGCCGTGGTGAGTTCCGACGCGGTGAGGCCCAGGGCGTGTATCCAGAGCTTGGGATATTTGCGCCGCCGCTCCCAGGCGGTGGCGATCAAGCGCCGCCGGGTCTCCATGTCTGCCTGCACGACGTTGCCGAAGCAGATGCGATCGTACCGCTCGGCGAGATAGTCGAAGTAATCCCATCCATCGTTGAAGGGGTGATAGACCGGGATCGGGCGCAGGCCCATCTCTTCGAGCTTGGTGCGGGTGCGGATTTTGTTGTCGCGCCCGCCCTGGTCGATCTCGATATAGCCCCAGACCCGATCGCCGATGCGGCGAGCAATCGCGACGTACCGGTCGAATAGGTCCGTGAAGTCGTCGATGTCATCCGGGGCAAGCGACAAGGCGCGGTCCATCGACATGCGGTGCGCGTGCGCATGCCGGGTCGCCAGATTGTAGACGCCGCTGTCTATGAAAACGTCGGCACCGGCCGCGATGAACATGTCGAGCATGTCGAAATGCTCGTCGGTGTGGATCTCATTGACGGCGACCAGCAGGTGCCTGTTGACGGTGTAGGCATGGGCGAGCGTCTTGGGCTCGCTGGCGATGAAGTAGATGGGCCACGCCTCGGGGTCCCAATTGCCGCCGGTCCTACTCATTGGTGATCCTGACGACGGAGCCCGCGCCGTGAATGTCCTCGTAGCGGTCGAGGATGTGGCCAGCGGTGTACTGGTCCGGCTGCACCATCAGCAGGTCGTACTTGTCGGCCTTTTCACCGAAGGCGACGAACGGCCCAGGATAGGGGCAGAAGATGGTGGTGCCGGTCAGCAATGGTTTCCAGCGCTCCCATTCGACCATGACGCCGCAACACAGCAGGTGATGACGACGGCCCAGGCGATAATGGTCACCCCGTTCGATGGCATGGCGGGGATCGGCGATGGTGATCTCCAGCCGGGCGAGAAGGTCGCCCCGATTGTCGATCGTGCCCTGCAACGGATCGACCAGTTGCTCGTCGTGAAACTGACGGGCCGCGAGCATGCTGCCCAAATCCTTGTCGGAGAAGCCCAGGCGGTCGATCGGCATGTCGGTGAGCCGCAATGCCTCGACCTCGAGCTTCACAAGGTTGAGGTCCCACGTCGCCAGCTCGGGCAAACGGTTATCGACCAGCGCGTATGCGCGGATCATGGCCTCGGTCCAGCCCCGCGCCACGATCACCGGCACCTCCAGCAAGCCCAGATACTTCGCTGCGTCGAGCCTGCCGTGCCCCGCAATGATGGTGTCGTCCTCGGTGACGAGCAGCGGGACGGTGAAGCCGAATTGCGAGATCGACGCGGCGATCTGCTCGATCTGCGCGTCTGAGTGCAGACGCGCATTGCGAGGCGATGGGATCAGCTCGTTGACCCGCCGTGTTTCGATCGCCCAGGCGGGGCCGGGAGCAGTTTTGACGCGCTCATTCACTGGTTTTTCCTGGTTTTAGCGGAACGAAACCTCAAAAATGAAAATCCGAAATATCCTGAAAGCCTGCGGTCGTGCGGTCCCCGCGTTTAGCCCTGGTCCCCGAGGGACCCGAAAATCGAATAGGGCGGCCCGTGGTGCGGGTTTGGGTTCATTGCATCTCACTGCATCTCATCACGCTTGCCCGCTCCACGACCAGCCCGCCGCGTTACGATTGCCCTGCGCACCTTCAACATGCCTCGCTTGGTGCCGACGTAGCGAACGCCATCGGCATCCGGCACGAGGTGCTTGCGCTTCCGGTTCTGCTTCTGCTTGGCTTCGATGCGCCTTTCGTCGGCGCATGGTGCGCAATAGCGCCTTGAGCCGCTGACGCCAGCACCGCACCGTGCACATGCCCTGATGATGTGCGTCACGTTTTAACGCCTCCGCGTGGCCATCGCCTTGCCTACAGCGAGCGGGATGGTTCTCTCCAATTCGCGCGACATCGACGCGGCGAAGTCCTCATAGAACGGGACGCGCTTCGGTATCTTGGTCTGGTGCTTCAGCACATAGAGGAGGCGCAGGCGGCCCTTCTTGTCCTTGGCATAGAGCACGTCGCCCTTGCGGACGGCGGCCGGCATGTTCTTCGGACGCAATCGTGCGGGCACGCCACGCGAGGTCTTTGGCACGTTGCTGGCTGGCACGGCGAGGTTCGATCCACCCTGTGGCGACCGGGTGCCGCCCTTGGCCTGCATATGAAGATTACCCCGGTCCAGCTTGTCGTATATCTCGACCGCCAGGGACTGCTTGCTTGCCCGTGCATCCCGAGTGGTGAGCGATGCTGCGATGAAGGATGCGTTGCGCTGCTTCACATGGGTCGGCCATGTGGACCTGATCAGCAGGTTGCGGGTGACGTCAGCGGAGCGGTTCATGGCAAGCGATAAGGCAAAGGGTAATTGGTCGGCGACGCCCTCGATGCTCTTGGCCTGCTGCAAGAGCTGGTCGTAGTCGAACTCAATTCTGAACATGGCGCGGCTCAGCCCGGCTGATCTTGATGCGCAAGAGGTCACCGCTCTCGATCGCGGGCTTGTCCTTGCCGATCCAGAGCGCCAGCCCGAGGCGCTTGATCACCAGCCACCAGCCCAAAGAGACAAGCTCGTAGTCCATCTGGCTCTCGACCTTGGCGCTGCCGACCTTCTGCGCGTCATAGGCGCGGCGAAACCGCTCCTCGACGCTGGTGGCGACCTCCTCGAATTCGAATTCGCTGAGGTTTGGGGCATCGCCGCCGTTAGCCAACGCAGCTTGGACATCGCCCATATGTCATTTCCCTTTCCTCAAGACTTCGTCAAACGGCACCGAAACGGCAAAGGGGCGGCGCCGTGCGGCACCACCCCTCCGATCAGCGCGCAACATGGAGCAAACACACATGGCAGCGCCGGATGCTGCGACTGTAGCGCATCACTCCATTCCCTACCATCTTTTGGCGCCCAGTTTGCCCGGCTCATTTCAACACCTTCCCCAGCTCGCCAAATTGCCGCTTGATCTTGTCGGCAATGCCGATCAGCCTCATGGTTTGGCCTCATTCCGTTAGGCGGCGCCGTTACATCCCGTTACACGCGCCTGCAAGTCATTGCGTGTTTTGCTTTTTTGCCGCCTTGGCCTTGTTACGCGCCTTGCGGATGCGCGCCGCTTTCCGTTTGACGATCTCGATGCAGGTCTCGATGTCTTCCTCCATGCGCTGGGCCACGTAGCGCTTCATGCTTCTTCTGTTCCTTGCGTTCACGGCGGAGCAGGATCAGCCTCCCATCCCGGCGACGGGCTTGCCCGTCGCCCACCAATAGGGTTTCTGGATGCCGATGATCCCAGCATCGCGGAGCCGGTCCCCGGCGCGCTTGAACGCACCACGAAAGCGATTGTCGGCGGCTTCCTGATTTTCGTCAGCATCGACCACCTTTTCCCGCATGCGCATGCGCACGTAGTTGAAATCGACCACCTTGCTGATGCTGGCCGGGAGCGGGAAGGGCGGCGGCACGCCGTATTCGGCCAGGGCTTCGTACAGAGCATGCATGAGCAAGCGCTCGTTGCTGGTCGCCTGATAGCCGCTGCGCTCGTGGCTTTCGCTCGCATCGTAGGGGACCGCCGCGCACGAGGTCTCCTCGTTGCCCCATATGTTCCGGCCGACGCTGATGATGGGGAGCGTAAACTCCCAACGAATGCCCGACTTGCCTTCGCGCTGCTTGCGGACCGTCGCCCGGTGAATGCTGCCGCCTTTGGAGGTTCGCCGGTCGGCCACGACCTCGAACTCGATCGTCGTCTCAAAATCGGCGGTCAGCGACCCGTGGCCGCGCGGCGTCGAGCCGCCCTTCGGCTTATGGTGCACGAGGATCACAGCGCTGCCGAACCGCTGCTGCAGGGCGACCAGCCGCTTCCTGACGATCGACACGTCCTGGCTGGCGTTCTCGTTCATGCCGGGGGCGAGCGCGGAAAGGGTATCGATGACGATCAGGACCAGCCGGTGGGGATAGGTCTTGGCTATGGCCTCGATCTCGGCGATCAGCGCATTGACGTCGTCATCGGAGGAGAAGAAGTCCGGGCGCTTGGTGCAGAGATAGAACGGCACCGCCGCGTCGTACTGGAGCTCGTGCTGGATGACATAGGCAAGCTTTCTTTTGCTGAAGCCCTTGCCCGCTTCCGCGGCTACGTACACGACAAGCCCTGGCTCGGTGTTCCTGCCGATGAAGGTGAGCCCGCGCGCCACGGCCATGGACATGTCGAAGGTGCCGAACGATTTGCCGCTGCCGCTGTCCCCGAAGATGAGGGTGATCTCGTCCAGAGGGACGATGTCCTCGATCAGCCAACTGTAGCCCGACGAATGGCCCAGGACCGCGATCTCTTCCCAGCGCATGCCGCCGAAGCGCGAGCGGAACGGCGTCCGTGACCAGTCCGGCGCCGCGTCGGCGAACGCGTGGAGCGCGTTAAGCGTGCCGCCAGCCTTGATCCAATCGGACACGTCGCCCTTGGGCGGCATGTGCGGCCAATGCCGGGCGAGATCGAGTACGCGCACCTTGGCGGCGGTGCCCGAAAGCGCCTTCGCGACCTCCTGGGCGTGATCCTGACCGGGCAGCACCGGTCTGCCATCCGGGTGCCAGCGCAGCGCGCCGTCGCCATTCGGCGGATCGGGGTTCTTGGCCTGGGGGTCGTTGTCCTGAATGATGACCACGTCGGCATCGCGAAAGAAGGACGTGAGGTGGTCGCTCCACTTGCCGACGCCGCCGGGGTTCGTCGTCGCGACGATGCCCTGCTTGGCGCAATTGTCGGCGTCCTTCTCACCCTCGACCACGAACACGGTGTGCCCGTTGGCGATGGCCTCCATCAGCTCAGGCAGGCGATACGGGACATGCGTGATGCCGCGCACGGCATAGACCCAGCCGTGCTTGATCTTGTCCGGTGGATCATCCGGCTGCGGCCTGCGGCGCTGCCGGAACGTCTTCGGCTCAAACCGCACGACCTGAAAGAGCAGTTCACCGTTCTCATCGGTGTAGCTGTAGTGTGCGACCTCCTTGCCGAGTTGCTGCGGCTTGCTCGCTTGCCTCTCGCGTTGCTCCAGATAGCCGTGCTCGCGCATCCACTGCATCGCGCTCTTATGATCGCGTCCCGTTTCACGTGAAATGAGATCGAGCACGCCGCCGCCGGTCTTTGTTTCGTGGTCGTAGTATCTGCCGGTCTGCACGTCGATCGAGAGCGAGCCGTGCTTGCCGTAGCGTCGATCACCATCGGATGAGAGCCGCACATTTGGTGCGCCCAGCAGTTCTTCCGCGATGGCTTCCATGTGGACCGCAAACGATGTCACCGGCTCGTGCATGTTCACGCCCGTTACGCCTTCGCAAAGAGAGGGGTGGTGACGAGCGCGAGCTGCGGCCGGATGAGCGAGCACATGTAGTGCCAGGTTGCGAGTGCGTCCGCCTCGTTGTCGTCCTCGACTTCCCAGTCCATGGCGCGACACTGGCGCATGACCATCGACTTCGCCCTGTCGCGCTTCGGATTGCAGCCGATGAAGTGGAGCCGCACGTCGCGGGTGTCGGCCTTCCGGATGTCATAGAGGCCGCAGCGATAGGCGCAGGCGCCGATCACGGCGGGGAGCCCGTAGAGCAGCGTGGTCGTGTTGACGTTGCTTCTTCCGCGGCTGAACGATGTCGGCATCGGCGCTTCCCAAACCACGGTGCTCGGGCCGAAGTCAGCGAGCTTGCTGTACATCCAGCCCCATGCATTGGAGAAGATTGCTTCGTGCGAGGCGCCCGGCTTGGCGAACAAGATCGAGCCGTGCGTTGGTGTTTGGCCCGGCTCGCCGACGGCTCAGCCGGTTCTTGATGCTAGGTCGAGGGCGAGGATGGCCTCGGGCATTTAGATCGCCGGTTCACGTTCGGCATGCGGCTTCGGCGATACCGGCGGCGGGTCTGCGATTTCATGCAGGAAGGTAGTCACCTTGCCGCGAGCCCTGCGACGGGCTTCATCCGCCGCTTTCATCTGAGCCTCCGCAGCCGCCGATGATTGAGCCGCCTTGCGCAATTTGATGGTCGCGTCATCGATGAGATCGCTGACCGTCGCATACTTGCAGTCAACCTTCTCGAATTTGTCCTCATCGTCATCATCGATGCCTTCGCCTGTGGCGAACGATGAAGGTCGCGTCAACGTCTCTGGAATAGTCAATCCGCTAATGCAGAAAAGATCGGGGCCGCGCTTTCGTGGCGGTGCCTGCCAGTTCTTGGTAGACGCTTCCATCACGGCATCGAGCACCAGGGCGGTATACTTGAGTTCGTGCGCGCGATAGTCGGCTTTGATCCGTTCGCGGAAGCCTTTTGCGGTGCCGCCGTAGGGGCCGCACGCTTCCAGATAGAGTTTCTTCTGGGCGTTCAGAATGGCGCTCAAGGTCATGGCGCTCAGTCCTTCTGGTTTGTGAGGACGTCGAAAAAGTGGTCCGCCCCTTTCCTGATGTCGGCGAGCGTAGAAGGGTCGAGCCGCAGGCGTTCGAGGAAATCGCGGCGATAGTCTGGATTGTCGGCGAGCCGCTCGGCGACCTCGTTGACGAATGCAGGGACTGCCCACGCGAGAGCGCCGCGATAGAGCGCTTCGCTCAGTCGCATCTCAACCTCGCGTTTGTTCTTCTCTTCAGCTTCCGCTTGCCGCTGGCGCGCATCGAGTGCCGCGATAGCCTCGTCCAGCTTCATGCGGTCCTCGGTGACCAACTCGGCAAGATCGGGCGCTTCCTTGTCGAGCCGCGCGAACTTGCCTTCGTCGGTCTCGACCGCCTTGCGCGCTTCCGCGACCGTTGCAAGTGCTTGATCGAGCTTCACGCTGCCGTCGCGGACCTTGAGGGCCAGCTCGCGGGAGAAGGCGAGAACGGTGCGGGCTTCACCCAAACGCTGGCGGCTAAACCCGCCGGTTTCCGGCACCTTTTTCTTGCCCCTGCCGCCCTTTTTGAGCGTCGGGAAACAGCAGCGCGTGCCCCATGGCGCGCTGCCCCTTGCTGATGTCCCGCCGTTCGCTGCGATCCTTGACGAAGGCGCGAATGGCGTCCTCATCCTCGAATTCGATCACCTCAAACCTCGGCTGGACGCCAGTCATGCCGCACGCCTTGTCGCGGTTGCGACCGTCAACGATGGCGGGCTGTTCGGTCGATCCCTTGACCTTGCCAAGGATGATCGGGTCGCGCAGACCGTTATCGGCGATGGAAGCTGCCAGCGAGCCAAGCTCCTCGTCGGTCATCATGCGATAGGCTTGGGCGGCGGGATGAACCGCGATCGGCGTGCTGTGCATGTTCATTACGCACCTGCCTGCGCGCGCTCAGCGCGCGAGAGCGCCGCCTGACCCAGCGGCAGATCGCCGAAGTCGCCCAGCTTCTCGGACAGCATCGCGTACTCGTCGCGATCGTCGTCCTCGAAGTCGTCGGTGACGGCGTCGGCCTTGCGGCGCAGGCCGCGCTCCTTGATCTTGGCCTTCAGGAGCTTCTTGCGGATGCCGCGATCGGCGGCGTGATCGAACTGGTCGGCGCGGCGGTCGCGGATGACCTTGCAGCGCTTCATGTAGGTCATCTTCTCGGCCAGCAGCTCCGCGTCGATCTTCTCGATCGCTGCGACGGCGTCCTTGATGTTCTCGGCTGATGGGGTGTTTTCGGCGGCATCCTTTGCCATTCGGTATCTCCCGATATTTTTGCGCGCGAGCGGCGTCGCGCGAGCATTGGCTCGCGCGATCGTCGTGCTGAGTAGTTGAAGGTGGACAGCCGTCGCTGATGTTGCGCCACGCGCAAATCGAAAATCAAGAGCGAAAAAAAGTTAGGACGAGTTTGAGCGTCGCCGATGTTACTCGCTGCGTCGCACGCGCTTAACGCTGTGGTGATCGCGCCGCCCAGCCGTCGCCACATTCCGTTAGGTGATCTCCGTTACATCATTTATTTTTCTAGTTTTCGGAACGACGCCGATGCGGCTGGCACGAGCTATGCAATCGCGTGTGCGCGCGCAGTAGTTTTATAACTTCTATCTGTCTTGTGGATACGGGAGCGCCTAGGGCGCGACCTCCCGTGTATCTCTACGACAAACACTGATCGTTACGCTCCTCCGGCGCTCCGTTAGATCGCGTTACACGGGATTTATTTGCAGAGAGCGTCGCCTGGGTGACGCCCGCAAATTTCTTGGCGCGCTATCATCCTGGAATTGGAAGGGGACATCGCGTCATGTCGGACAAATCGATCGCTGCAATTGGCAGGGCTCTCGCCGCTGCGCTGCTGGCCGAAGCGCATTCGGCGCCCATGCTGGCCGAAGTCGCCAAGCTGAAAAAGGCCGGCGAGATGGACGAGATCGGCGCGCTCGCCGTCGAGCTGATCGACGAGTACCGCGCCGAAATTCTCGACACGCTGAGGGTCTGACGATGCCGGGCCAGCACGACGGGATGGTCGCCTACATTGCCGAGCGCGATGCCGCGGTCACCGCAGGGGTCGATGCCCTGATCGCGTTTTCCGCCAAGTACGGGCACCGCCCGTCGAACCGGGACGTGGCCATGATCACGCTGCACAAGCTGCGCACCGCGATCCCGTCGCTGCCGCTGCCCGTGCGGCTGGCGTCGCACGAGTGGCTTTCCCAGCACGGGTTCGAAAGCTGGGGTTTTGATCCATGAGCTACCGTGGCTTCTCGCATCCCAATCTGAGGCACCGGATCGACATCGAGCAGCGGGGCAATCGCGTCGCCCTGGTGTTCACCTGCGGCAGCGAGATGCGCGCCACCGAGCTGGCCGATGACTTGCTGCGGCAGCTTGGCGGCGGCGCGCTCAACATCACCGTCATGGGCAGGCCGACCAGCATTGTTGAGGGGACGCATCGTGATCCAGAGCATCCGCTGGGACGGCAACGCGATCACGCAGCCGGGCCTCTACACGAAACTGCCGCTTCCTGCCTACCATCGCGGTGACATCTGCGACGGCCCGAGCGTGTCCTCGACCGTGTTGCGCAAGTTGTGGGACGGCAGTCCGGCACATGCCTGGGCGCACTGCGCGCTCAACCCCGCGCGGGTGGAGGAGGCCGACAACGAGGCGTTCGTCCTGGGCCGTGCCGCACATCACCTGCTGACCGCCGAGATCGGCTTCGCTGACCAGTTCGTGGTGCGGCCCGAGACACTCGAAGGCGAGAAGTGGAACGGCAACCGCAAGGAGTGCAAGCGCTGGCTCGCCGCAAAGAAGCGCGAGGGCCTGACCGTGGTGACCGCCGCGCAGGTCGAGGTGATCAAGGGCATGGCCATCTCGCTGGGTGCTTTCCCGCTGGTGCAGGCGGGCGCGCTCAACGGCCTGATCGAGCGCAGCCTGATCTGGAAGGACAAGGAAACCGGGCTCTGGCTGAAGGCCCGGCCGGACGTGACGCCGAACGATAGCGGCGACTTCATCGACCTGAAGACCACCCCTTCCGTGCTGTACCGCGACCTGCAGTCCTCGGTCGCCACGTTCGGCTACCATCAGCAGGCCGCGCTTGTCCTTGAGGGCGCGATGGCGCTGGGGCTGGAGGCCAACTCCTTCACGCTGATCTGGGTCGAGAAATCGGCGCCGTTCTGCGTGCGCGCGCAGCAGCTCAAGGACGAGGACATCGCGCGCGGCATGAAGCAGAACCGCGCAGCGATGCGCACCTTCGCCGACTGCCTGTCTTCCGGTGTCTGGCCCGGTCCCGGTGATGATCGCGACGATGCCGAATACGTCGATCTTCCCGACTGGAAGCGCGCGCAGATCGATGAGCGGCTGAAATTCGAGCTGCGGGAGGCCGCATGAAAACGATCCCCGCCATTCGCGCGCGCCTGCATGAGCTGGCCGACCTCGTCGCTGATCCCGAGATCGCGGCCGAGACTCCATGTCCTGGCCGAAGAGACCAAGCGCAAACCATCGAAGCGCCCGCGCGTGAGGGCGCACAAGCCCAGGATGAGCCCGGCGGTCAGGGCCAAGATGGGCGCCTTCGCTGCCGATCCTGCGAACCGTCATCTCGGGCTGATGGAGATCGCGGTGATGTTCGGCACCGACCACGGGCGCGTGTCGGAAGCAATCAACGGCTACAGGGACAGGTGACATGAGCGATCAATCGTTTCCGGGCGACCGCCCGATGGATGCCGACCGCGTGACGCGGCGCGATCTGGCCGAGGGCAAGGTCGAGAAGGTGCTTTCCGACCGCACCTCCCAGGTGCCAATCGCGGACTTCGGCTTCGACTTCACCAACGCAATGCAGATCGCGGAGGCGGCGAAGATCATGGCGACCGCAGGTCCGATGCTGCCGGAATGGCTGCGTGGCAACGTTGGCGGATGCTGGGGCATCATCGTCCGCGCGATCGAGCTGAACATCTCGCCGCTCACCCTGGCCAACTGGACCTATCTCGGCAAGGACGGTCGCGTCGCCTATGAGAGCCAGTTCTACCATGCCGTGATCGAGGCGAAGGCGCCGCTGAAGGAACGGCTGCAGTACGAGATCATTGGCACTGGCGACGATCGCACGTGCCGTGTGTGGGGCGTCTTCAGGGGCGAGACCATCGTGCGCGAGATCACCAGCGAGCGGCTGGGCGACCTGCGGCCGGGAACGAATGAGCGCGGCCAGATCAAGGGCTCGCCGCTGTGGGTGCGCAAGCCCGATGTGCAGATGTTCTACGACACCTGTCGCGATTGGTGCCGCATTTTCTGCCCGGACATTCTCGGCGGCGTCTACGCGCGTGGCGAGGTCGAGGAGAGCGAGGGCGTCGCAGAGCCGATGAAGGACGTGAGCCGCGACACCTCGCCGAAGCTGCGCGAGCGGCTGCGCGGCCCGACCGGCGAGGGCTTCGACAAGAGTTCGATCGAGGAGGCGATTGCAGCCGCGACGCCTGCCGATCCCAAGAGGTCCAGCAAGGGTGATGCCTCTGGACCGGCGGATGTCGCTGCATCCGCCGAGACCGCGTCGTCGTCAGACCTGCCCCCCGGCCCACCTGACGGCGGCGCGGTCGCCCTGGCATCCCAAGAAGCGGGAGGCGGCTGATGACGATGCCTTGTCCCTGCGGGAACGGGCTCGACAGCGCGTGGCAGTTCGACGCGCGCGGCATCGAGCTTTGCCGCACCTGCCCGAAGTGCCATCGCGAGAAGATGCACCGTTACCGTCCCGACGTTCTGAGCGACCCGAGCTACGCCGCCGAAGAACCGATCGAGGGGGAGTGATGAGAGTGGAGCTGGAGCGCATCACCTGCGACGGCCAGCGCAGCGTGCGCGCCGTCGCCAACGACATCGTCCGGCAGCCAGAGACCCTGCGCCAGTGGATCAAGATGCTGCAGCTCGCCGAGCGCTGGCTGCGCGAAGGCAAACCACAATGAGGAGGAGCCCATGACGACTAAAGACTTCCGGTTCACCGAAGTGGTGCAGCAGGCATCGCAGTACATCGAGGCCGGACACACCGTGCATCAGAAATTCACCTGCCACCGCTGCGGGTCTCGCCAGACCATGGATGTGCCGAACAAGTTCTTCCTGGCCGGGAAGTGCGAGGAGTGCGGCGCCGTCACCGACATCCAGGCGCGCGGCTGCAACTACGTGCTCGTGACCGGTGTCAACAAGGGCTTTTCCGCCGAGACCATCCAGTAAGGGGGGATCGCCAATGGTGGAGATCATCGATACGTCCAACGTCGTGCCGATTTCGCCGATGACGCCGCGCGCGCTGCGCCGTGCGATCTCGGAGGAGGTCGCGATCGCGTATGGCGTTGATCCAAAGCTGATCGAGAACGGCAACCGCACGCTGCAGGTCGTTGATGCCCGCGCCGAAGTCGCGAGGCGCCTGCGTGCCATGGGAATGTCGGAGCAGCGCGTCGCGGATGTGATGCACATCCAGCTCAAGACCGCGCGGAGCTATCTCGGCACGTTGGCCACGCGCCCCTGCCGTGCGCGCTACGATTTTTCGACGTTCAAAACAGGAGCCAATGATGCAACGGACCGCTGAGACACTTCCCGAGATGAGGCTGAACGGCGAGGCGATGCGTGGCGCACCGCAAGAGCAGGCAGCGGAGACCCACGACGCGCACCAGGGGCATGTCGAGCCGCCCGCCTATGGCGACAGCTCGCGCGATGCGATCAAGGCGATCGTCGTTGGCATGAGCGAGCAGAACGGCAATTCGCTCGCCGCGCTCCGCGCCGAGCTGGATGAGATGGAGCAGCTCATGCTGATCAGCGCGGCGAAGGTGCAGCATGAGATCGACGGGCATGCCTCGATCTGCCGCTACGTTCACAACGAGACCGAGCGCCTGCATGGGCTCGTCGCGAAGATGCGGCAGCAGCAGAGCGAGATCGTGCACGTCACCGATGGTGGCGAGCGCGCAAGGGCTTCGGCGTAAGGCTTCGACCCGATCTGGCCGGGGTGCCGAAGAAGGGCCAGACGCTGCCCAGCAGGCAGGTGGTGGCGGGACAGAAACAACGGCCTGCAGCCCAGTGACGGCGGCAAACCGGGCACGGGCAGGGGGGCCACGGCGGCGAATTTCTGGACGAGCCCGCCACCGTGGCGCCTACACGAAAAAGCACCGTTAAATCACTGAAATTGTTGGCGAAAGAAGTCGACAATGGAGCCTATCTCAGGTGGTCCAGGGGTGCAAATTCTAGTAAAAAGGAGGGGCGGATGGGGCAAAAACTGGCGGATGGTCTGTCATACCCACCGCGCGCCATGCGGGCAGAGCAAGCAGCGGCTTATCTCTCAATCTCGACCAGATTTTTCTACGAGCTGGTCGAGGCCGAGAAGATGCCGCCGCCAGTGAAGCTGGGGAGCGCTTCGCTGTGGGACCGCCGCGAGCTGGATGCGGCCTTCGACAATTTGAAGGACGAACCGGGGAGCGGCTCATCTTTGCTCCGACGCCTGCGAGAACTGGAGCAAGCGAATGTTGCAAAAGGTCGATACCGAGAGGACTGAATTCCTCTCCCGAAAGGTCGCCAAGGGGCGGCCTTATTTGTATTTCCGGATGCCGAGGGAGTTCGGCGGCGCGCTTCTGCCCCTGCCGGTCGATGAAGGTTCGAAGGAGTTTGCGTGGCAATACGACGCCTGCCTCGCCAAGCTGCGGAAACGGCAAGTCGACGCCAACCCGCCCGAGCCGCCGAAGCCCCGACCGAAGCTGGCCCGATTTCCTGACGGCAGCATCGGCAGGGCGATCGAATTGTACCGCGCCTCCAATGCCTTCAAAGACCTGAAGCCCAGCACGCAGCACCTCTATATCGGGCGTCTGGACAAGATCAAGGAGCAGATCGGCGCCGATCCCTTGCGGGAGGTGGACCGCGACGCGGCCGAGCGGTTCGCCGAGCTAATCTATGACGAGAGCGGCAGCGCGCAGATGTCGGACCTCTACGTCACGTTGCTCGGCAATATCTGGAAGTGCGTGCGCAAGGACGAGCAGTTCGGCATCCGCAAGCTGCCGAACCCGACGATCGAGATCGAGCGAAAGCACCGCGAGAGCGACAACCAGCCGCATCTGCGCTGGCCCGACGAGCTAAACGACCGGTTTGACGACACCGCCCCCGCCAACCTCGTGCTGGCGCGGCAGGTGCTGCACTTCACCGTCCAGCGCGGCGGGGATGCCGTCCGGATGAAGTGGACGGACTACGATGGCAAGGGCGTCAAGGTCTGGCCGGAAAAGACCACGAAGAAGGGTCGGGTGGTGGAGCCCAACTATCACCTCTTGCCGAGGGTGCTGATCCGGGCCCTGGACGCGGCGAAGAAAACGGCCACGTCGGACCACATTCTCGTCAATGTCCATGGGAACCGGTGGGCGACGCGGCGGTCACTCGCCCAATCGATCAAGGCGCATCTGGTCAAGATCGGTGCGCGCAAGCCGAAGCAGAAGAAAGGCTACACCGCGCACGGCCTGCGCCATACCGGCGCGTCCGAGGCGGCGGAACTGCCGGGCGCCAGCCTGAAGGGCATCCAGTCGCTGACCGGTCACAAGTCTGACCGCCAGCCCCTGTGGTACATCGAACAGGCCGACCAGAAGAAGGTCAACGCCGCGATGGTCGCCGCGTGGAGCGACGAGCTGGACCGGAAGGAAGCCGAACGGGAGAAGCGGCGCCGGGCCCAGCGGAAGGCGTTGCTGAAAGTCGTCAGATAATCCGAAGAACGTTGCAGAAACGAGCCGAGAACGGCGCGGTGGAAAACTACCCCCATCACGTGGAAAACCCCGTGGGAAACCATTCAAATCATTCGATTAGTTCTTAACGAGAGGTTTACGAGGGCGGCCTTAGTGTCTGTTCCAAAACATGTTGAGTCGAATGAATCGGTTGTGATTCAAGGTGAGCGGCCTGATTCGATGGGGACGCGCCGCCAATGTGGACTACCGAGAACCGTGCACGCTACGACCGCAGCCGCCTGCGCTATCCGAGCGACTTGACCGACGAGGAGTGGGCGCTGATCGCGCCTCGCATCCCGCCGGCCAAGCGCGGCGGCAACAAGCGTACGGTGGACCTGCGCGAGATTGCCAACGGGCTGATGTACATCCTGAGCACAGGTTGCCAGTGGCGCGCGATCCCCAAGGACCTGCCGCCGCGCTCGACGCTGTATGGCTACTTCGATCTGTGGAGCTGGAACGGCACGCTCGATAAAATTCATCACGCCCTCTATGTCGAATGTCGCGAAAGGGCCGAGCGCGAGGCTTCTCCCACCGCCGCCATCATCGATAGCCAGAGCGTGAAAAGCGCTGAAAAAGGGGGCCTCATGATCTCCATGGCTACGACGCGGGCAAGAAGATCAAGGGCAAGAAGCGGCACATTCTCGTCGACACGCAAGGCCTCTTGA